TTTTATAAATTTTTAAAATAGTTTAATATATTTTGCAAATTATTTAAATTATGTACTCTTATTTTTACTTTAAAAGTATATTTAATATAGTTATTATGCTATTGTACCAATTATGATATCGTATTAGTAACAAAGTATTTATATTATTATATATCAACCAATTTATAGAATATAAAAATAATAAAAAATAAAATTTGAAAGATAAAACTATCTGTATTATTATAGACTCTTCAAATTATAAATATCTATAAGATCTCTTTAATCCATTGTAATATAGAATATTTGGAGTTTTTAAGGTTAAGATAAAAACCTAATTCTTTAGCCTTTTCATAACGTTTTGCCTCTATTTTTCTATAACGAGGTTCATATAGTTCATCAAAAGTCTTTTCAGCAATAATATCATTCATTTGAACAATATGTTTAATTATCATATCAATGCGTTTATTATGTAATTCTTTTTTATAGACATTTAGAGCCTCATTAAGTTCTTTCTTATGTATCATAGGAGACCTACAAGTATTATTACTGACTTTCTGTCCTATACATTTCTTAAATAGAGGAATTTTACATAATTCATTTATAATACATATCATAAATTCATCAGGCAAATCTTCATCTTCTAAAAGCCTATTATTATTAATTTTTCTAAATATAGAAATAGCTTTATCAACATTTGTAGTTTCACTATTATCTATTTTATAAAGCCAAATCCATACATATGTATTTTGCGATATTTCAATATTTTTTTTTACTATAAATTTATTTATAGCATTTATTCTATGTTGTCCATCTATAATTAAAATTTTTTTTGTTTCTTTCATATCATCATATATACCATGTAGTATATAAGGAATATCATAAAAATATTGCAATTCGTCATATAATTCATTTACTTTTTCTTCATAAATTTTTCTATTATAACACCATGAACTAGTATATGATACAATATCCATAAAATTTATTTTACATAATATAGTATTATTATCTTTTTTATCAATTATTTTATCAGTAATTGTAAATTCTTTTATTTGTTCTTTAATATCTTCATCTGATGAATAAATATCCATTATATAAATTATAAATTATATATTATATATATTATATCATTTTTTATATTCTACCTACTATATTAAAACCGTTATCATATATATTTATTACACCATCGTTCTCTAAAATTAATGATACAGGTTCTTTATATAATTCTTTAGAAATTATATTAATACTAAATCTATTATCCTTATTTTTAGATATATCTGTACCATACATAGATAACATACCATTTTCTATAATTAAAATTCTATTAGTATATAATGAAAAATCAAAATCAAATATTCTTCTAATTAATCCATTATTTTTAAAAAGACATAATTTATTAAAAAACATTTTAATTTCATATTGTTTATTAAATGATTTAATACTATTGTTATCAATATCAAATTCATCGCCTTCTGGTAAAACCATCCCTTCTTCTAATAATATATTACCCCATGGCATAACAGATGTTATATCATTTATTTCAGTAAAAGAATCATTTATTTTAAATACTGAAAAAACAATTTCCTGAATACCAGGAACAGTATTATATCTAAATGCTAATTCAGACAATATTTTTCTGTTATAATCTTCTGAATAATCTTCATTATCTTTATTATTATATTTTTCATTTCTAAAAGTAAAAGAAGCATTTTTTAAAACATCAATTATATTATCACCAGATTGTTCTTTTGGTTCTTCACCCCTTTTAATTCTTTCTAAATTTTCTTTATAATTTTTTACTCCTTCTAATAATTTTTCTTTTAGTCCTTCTTTGTATTCTTTACTATTATAATCAATCATATTCTTTTTATAATCTAATGTTCTTAGACATTTTGTAGGAAAATATGGCGCCTTCCCTTTTGCATTATTTAGTTTATCATCATATGTATCGGATACTATAGGTACAATTTGCTGAAAATCTTCTCCTTTATCTGAAGAACATCCTAAATCATAACACACTGATAATAAATCATTCTTTAATGGATATTCTTTAATACTTGATTTATTATAAAAATCAACAAATTTATTATATTGAACAGGGTTTTTTAATATTTTTTTAAATATATCTGGAATTTTTTTATCAATTTTTATTATATTTAAAAATTCGTTATTATTTACAATTAAATTATAAAACATATTTTGTTTATAAAAATCATAATAAGATGTAAAAAATTTCATATCATTTGTCAAATTTGGTATGGATATTATAACTTCATAATTTCCTATAAATTTATAAGATGATAGAGATGATGATTTTAATTTATCTATATCTTGATTAATATTTTCATATATAAATTTATATTGTTCCATTTCATCACGAGAATATTTATCATCTTTCTTATAGAAACATTTTGCATCAAAACCTTGATACGTTCTTGGTTTGTCTTTATCTATTTTTTCTATATAGCTATATGATATTTCTCCATTAGAATATGCACCAATCTCTTTATTACAATTTCCAAAAACTAATGAATCTTTTTCATCATATTCTAATTTTTTAGAAATCATTACATATATAGGGCGAGGCACTTTATTATAAGGACAAGATACCGCAATAGATTTTAAATGATCAATAATATGTTTTTTAACATCTTTTACAATTGATATATTTGTATATATTTTATTATTAATATGTACTTTTTTTTTATATTGATCTAATGTCAAAAATATACATCTTTTATGATCCAATATTGTATTAATTTCTTTAATTGTACCAGATGTAGTTATTATACCACTATTTTTTAAAATAGTTTGAAGTTTTTTTAATAGATTACCTAATAGACTATTTATATCAGCCATATGATACTAATATCTCTTTATATTATATAAATAAATATTATTATAATATATGTATAATGAATACAATTAACAATATTAATAACGATATAGATGTTTTAATAAATAATTGTATTACTTATGAAAGTCATATGGAAATAGCATTAGTTATTTATACATTATTAAAAGATAAATATAGGTATATTGGTGATAATAAATGGGAATATTATAATGATAATGAATGGAAAAAAGATAAAAATAATATTAATTTAATAAATGATATTAAAGCTACTGTATGTAATATTTTTATTACAAAATCAATAGAATGGAATAATAAATATATTATAGAAGAAGATAGCAATATTAAATATATTTATAAAAGACGTTATGATTCTCTTATTGATATAATTGTTAATCTAAAAAACAAAAAGTATATAAATAATATTATAAAAGAATGTAAACAATTTTTTACAATTTAGAAAAAATCTAAGAAATTCACATAAAATATAATAGGTATATTATAGAATATGAAAAAAAAAGTATCTTTATCATCATTATATAAAAATACTAAAGAAAAATATGATAAATCATATTCTATAAATATGATTAAATATGATTTAGTTCCACAATCTCTTAATGAAAGTTTGATAAATGAATTTAAAGAAACTAATGGTAGAACTATTTCATACGATTTTATACTTAAATATTTTAATACACCAAATAAAATGATTATTTTTAAATCTAAAAATATTACTTTACGAGTAATTTATAAAAGAAATATAGATATAGATTTTATAAAAGAATCATTAAAACGATGTGAAATTATTATTGATATATATAATATAAAAAAACATTTTGAAATGTATTTAATATATTCTAATATGAAAAAAACATTACCCAAAAAAAGAATTTTAGAATCCAAACATATTAATAGTGCATATACATATATTAATAAAGATGATATTTTTATAATTAGAAAAGAAGAACATGAAAAAGTAATGATTCACGAAATTTTACATCATGTTAAGAATATACAAAATGATAATTGGACTAATAAAAATATAACGGATTTAAAAAAACATTTTAATATATCAAATGACTGCTATTTAATTCCAAATGAAGCTGTTATTGAGTTATGGGCTATAATTTATAATAGCATATTTGTATCATTATATAAAAAAATGTCTGTTAATAAAATAATAAAAGAAGAGATAGAACATTCTGTAAAGAATTCAAAAACCATATTACATTTACAATCAACTTATAAAGATGGTATATGGAATGAAAAATCAAATTTATATTGTTATATTGTATTTAAAACTATTTTATTATATAATTTAAATAAACTTTTTAAAATATATACATTTCCTTATGATACTAATATAATTACAAAATATATAATTAATAATTCAGGGTTTATTATAAAATCTGGGTTAAAAAAATATAAAAATACAGGTTTTACATTTGGATATAATACTAAATCATCTTCGGTTTAGATGATTCACGTGATTTATTTATTTTTGGCATTATAATGTGATAATAATACATTGTTGTAAATAATAATGTCAATAATAATAGTACAATATAAATAGATACATATTTATTACTTAAACTATCTAAAGAACACTTATCTTGCATTTGTTCTATTATAATAAATTATAATTTTATATATATATTATCGTCATTTGACATATAAAACTTGCCATTATATAATTTTGTGTAATCATCATATCTTTGAAATGTAAGCCCTGAAATATTAATATCATTAAATATAGCTTGTTTATGTCTAGATAATAAGGTTGGAATATTAGTACCTAAATTAGCACTATCATCATTATATTCTACAATTTTAGCATCAATTTCACTTAAATTAAGGGTCATATTATCATTATTTTTACTATTAATATATTGTGATATTAATCTACATATCTTTCCATATACTGGTGTATCATTGGTACTATTTAATAATTTATCAGATATATCTTTTGTGCCAATTTTGAAATTATCTTTTAAAGAGAAATTGGCAACATTATTTTTATCAACTTCTTTTATTTTATTATTTTTATCAAATATAAATAAATATGCTTCTTTTGTTGTACTTGTAGGTGTTGCATAAATAGCAGGAGGTTCTATTGTCCTTGTTTCCAAACGAGATTGTCTATATCCAAATAATTCCAATTGTGATATAGAACATCCATAAGAATTTTCCCAATTATTGTTGACAATAATAGCATAATATCTGTATGGTAATATATTTGATAATGTAGATTTATAAAATAATGTAGGCGCAACTGTACCAATAGGAGAATGTTGATAAATTTGATTCCAACCATCATTACTTTTTGATTTTTGAAAACGAAAAATTACAACACCGTCACCCCCTGGTGTAAAATCACTTGGTAAAGAATCACCACCATACCCATATACTCCTTTTCTTCTTATTGTTTCTGAAGATGTTGTTAAAGATATATCATTATAACTTGATCCTCCTCCTGAATAAATTAAACTCGTTCCTGTAATATCATTTGTTATACCTTCTCCGCCTCTTTGTCCATAATTTGGGGATGTTGTAAAAACATCATATACTTGTGTAAATACACCATCAATAACCCAATATAATTGTATTACAGCGCCTCCTCCATGTTCATAAAACCATATATTAATAGGATATAATTCACCGCCATTATAATTTTTAACATTAGATCTACCATTCCAATAACGCGGTCCTTGATCAACCCAAGTATTTATTACCACTTCGTTATTTATTTTCATATAAAACCCATCATCTGCTCTAACATAAAATCTAATCTGTCTATTACCAGTACCAGGTATTCTAATATATCCTATAAAATTTATAATTACATTATTATATTTATAACCCATTACTTTACCACCGCCCCAATTATATAATAAATTCCTTACGACACCTGTTCTTTTTGGAGTAGAATTAGCAAGTCTACCACCGTTTCCAGGAAAAGATGGACGAGAACCACCAGGAGAATCGTATATAGTATAATTAAGACCTTTATTTACTGTAATCTTTTCAGCATCACTACCAGCACCTCCACCACCACCTCTAATAGTATTTGAAGGTAAATTTAATTGTTTTAAAATATCATTACCATTTTTTGCTATTATATTAGTATTAGGTATTTCATCTTCTATTTGTACTATATTTATTCCTGTTCCACTCGCACCATTTGTATTTACTGAAGAAATACCACCAATTGCTTCTAAAATTGTATCTGCGCTTTTATTTTCAATTTTAGAAGAAGTACCATTATCACCGCTATTTACTCCACCTATACCAACAGTTATATCATATGTTCCTTTTTCCAATATAGTATCACTAAAGTATATTACACCACCTGAACTACCACCGCCTCCACCAGACATACCAGCGGCACCACCACCTATAATAAGTATATCGCAATTAGTATCTTCTAAAAATGTAATACTATTATTATCACCTTTATTTGTAAAAGAATAATAATAAAAATCTGTTGTTGTTATTTTTGTTGGTAATTTAAATTCATTATTTTCTTTTATTTTTATTAAATCTCCTAATTTATCATATTTATCTTTTTCATTTGTTGCATATATTCTATAATTCTTTGGGCTTTTATTAGTATTTGTAGAATCTGGATGTAAATTAAAATTTTTAAGTACTATATCTTGTCCTAAATCAAATTTTAAAAATTCACCCGAATATCCTAGAAAATATTCATTATTTGTAGTATTTGTTGTATTCCATCCTGATGATGATGTATTAAAAATATTATAAACATCGTCTCCTGATGATGCATATACACTTATAGTAATACCATTTGAATAAGTATTTGTAGAAGCAGTTAGTGTATCTTGAGGATATTTAAATGTTTCTGTTGGATTTTTATATTTAATTTCATATAAGCTGTCAAATTTAGATTTAACATCTCTAGAGTTATTTGGAATAGTTATTAAATTATTTGTTGTATTATTATATTTTACAAAACTTACACTACTTCTATCATATATTTTCAAAAATATATCACCATTTTTCATACCATTATTATAAGTATTTTCAATATTATCAAAATTTGTTATTACGTGAAAATCATTTGTTTCAGGACAACTAGTACCTACACAATTTATATTTGTTACAGGTGTTTTATTAGTATCATCAATACAAGCTTTATTTACATTTCCGTATTTATTTATAACAGTATCTTTAATATTACCATCACTAATATCACTTGTTTTTAAAGGTAAAAAACATCCAAATTGTCTTTTACCTTCATAAGTAAATTCACTTACATTTCCATCAGAGGCTATAGAACCTTCTATTTCATATAAACCATCTGGTGTAAATCCACAACCATCATTTATATTATTTTTTAATTTATCTTCTTTAACATTATTTATTAAAGCAATGTCATAATTTTTACCATTATATTGAACATAGCTATTTCCTCCACTCAATGTTAATAATATATCTAATTGTAATATTGTCAATTTATATAATTCTGGATATGAATCGCACGTCGCTCTATTGTCGGCATAATATATTTTACATTGTGTCATATTAACATCTAAATTACCTTGTTGTTTAACATAACAACGATCTGTCCCAAATTTTTCAATATTATCATAGAATGGTATCTTAATTATATTTAAATGAAACATAAAATATAATAATAATGCTAAAATAATCAAAAATAATATTAAATATTTTATCATTTTACTATAATGGTAGAATATAAATTATATAGGAATATTGACATATATACAATTGTCATCTACGGATAATAATGAATCATCAAAATTATTTATATAAGCATTATTAAATTTTAATTCTGATAAATTAATAATATCATATATATCATTATATGTTTCTAATTTATTTATATTATTACTTATATTTAATGGTGTACTATTAATAGATCTTATTCGATTTAAGTTATCATTATATTTCATTGTATATATATTATCAATATTTTTATGTTCTATTTCTATTTGTAATCTATTACAAATCAAACAATTCTTATATTTATTAAAACAATATAAATAATTATTACCAGATCTTCTGCATTTTTGATATATATTTCACATCCTCCTCTATTTTTATTAATAGGGCAATCTTCTAATTTATTATTTTTTTCCAATTCATTATTGGGTTTTAAAACATTAATAATATATTTATTATTATTATCTAGCTCTTTAAGTCGTTTTATTTTTTTATTATATTCAATATTATTATACTCTGTAATATAATAATTTATTCTATCAATATTTAAAATATGTTCTTTTGTTTTACTTCTTATATAAGCTGTTAATCTATTGACAGGACTATAAAAACTTTTAGTAGGAGTATAATAATTATTAAGGCGTATATCATTTATACTTAAATATTTTAATGAAAAATCTTTTAAAGGATTGTTCAAAATATCATATAATAATATATTTCCATTATCATTAAATGTAAATATAAAAACATTTACATCTAAAATTTTAGGAGAGATATATATATTACCATTTTTATACATAATAGTACATAATTTTTTATTGATTAAAGATTTAATATATGAATTATCATTTGATATATTTTCAAATACTTTAGTTGTTTTATTATATTGAACAAATGAATCAAAAGATATTGATTTAATACCATAATTGGTTTGTCTGAATTTTATAAAAATTAAAGTATCGTCTATATCAATTATATTATTATTGACACGTTGTACTACATTTAAATTAATCGGTAAAAATTTATTAGAAGACGGACATTCGGAACCATGACATATTATATTTGTTACAGGTGTTTTATCATCTATACACGGTGTCTCAGCATTTTCTGTATTATAAGTATCTATTATATATTGATCTATTAATCCATTACTGGTTATATTACTATCATCTAATGGTAAAAAACATGAATACATATAATTATTAGTAGGACGAGAACTATTTAAAATTATTTTTTTTTGATATTTATTAACATCGTTTAAATTATTATCTATTTCATATAGTCCTTCTGGATTATATTTACAAGTACTTGTAATATTATTATGAGACTTATCATAATATACTTTTTTTAAAATATCTAATTTATATTCTTTATCATTTATGATAATACTATCGGGATTATTATTAGGATTATTTATTTTATTTAATAAATAATTTCTACTTAAAACATATAATTCAGGATAATTATCACATAATTCTGTATTATTTGTATAATATAATGAACATTTGCGCATATTTACATCTAAAGTGTCCATATTTTTAGCATAACATTTATTTTCTTTTACACTGAATTTATCTATATTTTTATATTGTATAAAATTATTTAAATCATATAAAAAAACAAAATATGATAATATTAATATTATTATTAATAATATTATTATATTATACATGATATAAAGTTTCTTTTTATTTACTCTATAATTAGAATATAAAATATGTCAATTGAGGACATTAACTATTTAAAGTCACATAGTATTAAACAAAGTTATACCTTTTTAATTGATAGTAATGATCGTAATAGAATAAAATATAAAAATCCTAATTATTATAGTATTGATTTCTCAGTTCCTTTTAAAAATGTTATAGGACTTGAAGTAATTGACGCTAGTATTCCTCGTACAATGTATAATATTGATTATGTTAATAATAAATTATATTATTATATTGCTGATAAAAATGATAAATATATTGTTGAAGGATTTACAGAAATTGTAAAAGACATTGAAGATAATGATATTCCATATACTGATTTATTTAAAATGATAGAAATACCCCCAGGTGATTATACATTTCAAAATTTTGTAACTACTATTAATAATATTTTAGCAAAAACAGGAGATGATTTATTAGTGAAAGCATATACTATTCCACCTGAACAAAGTAATTTAATAGAATTTATATCTACATCAAAAGCATTTGTATTAGATATGGAACGTTCAACTATTTATAATATTTTAGGATTTGATTTACTATTAGATGCTGATGAAAAATTAAAAACAGAAGAAAATATGCGTTATAGATTTATTGATATTTATAAATCTGAAAACTTTGAAACTTCAAAATTTAAAAGAATGTTTCATAGTGTTAATAATAATTTATTAAATGCTCATCATATTATATCGCCAGGAATAGTATATTTTATGGGATATAAATATATTGTCTTAAGATGTCCTGAAATAGAAGAACATTTATATCGTTCATTATCATACTCTAAATATAATATGGGATTAGCTAAATTCAGAATTAACAGTTTTGGATTTAACGATGAAAAGGTTGTTATTACTAAAATTCCTTTACGTGAATTTCATCCTATTGGTAAATTACCTAGATTAACTTTTCGTTTTGAAGTTGAAACAGGTGAATTATATGATTTTAAAGGCGTCAATCATAATATAGTATTTGCTGTTTATTATTATGAACCTAAACAAAATAATATGTTTAAATCATCGGTGTTAAATCCTTTATATAATATGGATTTTATAGATTATAGGTATAATGTTGATGAAGATGAATCAGATGAAGAAGATGCTGAATTATCAAGAGATAACATAGACATATATAAAAAGAAAGAATTAGAATATAGTATTAAAGAAGAAGAAGAATATTCAAATGATGAAGAAGAATATTCAAATGATGAAGAAGATGATGATGATAATTAAATTTATTTCTTATCTTTAGAATCATTAACTTTATTTACAAATTTTTCTTGAATATGTTCAATTAATTTTTCAACAGATTCTTTTGTAACTTTTTCTTCACTAATAAATGTCTCTAATTTTTTTTCATCAATAGATCCATTTTGTAATCCATCTAATAAAGCTTTTTCTTCATCGGTTAAAACAAATTCTTTTTTTTCTGATTTTTTTGTTTCAGAATCTGTTTTTTCAGTTTCAAATCGTTCAAAACGTTTTTTATAAGTGCACCCAAATAAGATTGATACAAATATAGCAATTGATAAAATTAGCGTTACATAACTTAATAAAGTCATATTATCAATACCTTTAAATAAATTATTCATATTATCTGTTATAATAAAGAGATTAAAATTTTTCATTTTAATATTATCTAATAATAGAATATGACTGAATTAAATTTAGTATATGGTAATAGCTTTGATGAAGAAGATACGGAACAATATGACAAACCAGCTAAAGCTTCTCATACACAACAAGTTCAGCAAAATCAACAAGCAATTCAACAGAATCAGCAAGCAGCATTAGCTCAACAGGCAGCAATGGCGCAACAGGCGGCTCAATCAATGACACAACAAGTTCAAGGTATGCAAAATGCTCATATTGAATCACAACAATTAAATCCTAAAAAAAGATACGGTGGTTATGAATATTCATTTTGGGATAAAATGACAATGAAACGCCCTGAAGTAATTAAATTAGCTATATTTTCTTTAGTTATATTATTAGCTATAGCTTTAGACAAAATAGGTTCTTTCTATATTTCTAAATATTTAAATGAGAATATCCTTACAGATACTAATGAATTCTTATTAAGATTAAGTTATCCAGTAGTAATATTCTTATTACTATGGATAATTAAAGCATTATAATATAATATTTTAATAATTATAGATATTAAATGGATTCAAAAAAAGAAACAGATAATACGATAATTACTAATACTAATAATTTAATAACAGAAACAGTAAATAGTAATAATTTGTGGCAAAATATTAAATATAACAAGTATCCTTTATTAATTCTAATTATTCTAGTAATAAATTGTTATTTTATAATTTCTAATATAATAAAATATAGTACTAATAATTCATTATATAATCAATCATTAACATTAAGATTAAATTTATATGAAAATAAATATAATAATTTTGAATTTTATAATTTACCAATTATATTATCATTATATATAATCACATTAATATTACTCATATTATATTATAGATATAATGAAAAGAAAGGAGGAGTATTTGATTTAGATTATCATAGTAATTGTGTAATATCAATGATATACTTTGCATTAATTATAGTGAATATTGTTATTATATCAATGTATATATATAATTGGATGTATGATGAAATTTAT